TTTGGTGCTCGCATATGGGGTCTGGTCAAACGATCCGGAGGCTATGAGCAAAATTAAGATTTTTTTCGAGCATTTCCAGGCACTTCCGTCATGGTTCACTAATTTATGGATCCTTGTATGTGCGTCAATTTTTGGTATAAAGGGAACACAGATATTTAGAAACGGTAAAAAATAAGGAGCTAAAATGGCAAACACAGGAAGAATGAACCTACTTGAAGAAGAAGGTCGTATCAAATCTGAACCTCAAACTAAAAACGTCAAAGCTGAAGAAAAAAGAGTAGTTGGCGAAATAAAAAAAGGCTACAAAAAAGGTGGTCGTATTGGGTTTAAACATGGTAAGTGGGTATCAAAACCTAATCCGCATATTGATATGCATCAATATGTTGATAAAAAAACTGGCAAAGAAGTCGACGATGGAAAACCCGGAACAAGTAAAACTATTAAGGGTTCTGAAATGAAAATATCAAAACGTCAAAGACGTTCAGACCCATCAAGAAGCAGTGGTAGACCTAAGGGTGGTTGGACAAGTTAATTAACGGAGGAAACAATGAGACAGAACGGCGTAAGAAGTAATGTTAGATTTCCATATGCAAGTAGAGCTAAAAAATCTACTGGCGGAAAATCTCAAGGTTACAACGACAGACTGGATGAATCATTAGGCGCAAGAGATGGTAAAAAATCTCAAACCTTTAAGGCTCGAAGAGATGAGTCTAAAGGTATGGAAAAAGCTATGGGTAAAAGAGCTTATTCTGCGGTGTCTACTATGGATAAATCCTAATGAGTTATCAGGATAAAAAAGCATTTCCTGATGCTGGAATGAAAAAATATTTTTCATCTAATAAAGATTTATATCCTAGTGGTGGAATTCCAATTAGAACGAATTTTAGCACTGGTGGGAATGAACAAATGAAAAAACATGCTAAGCATCATTCAGATAAACATATGTCTCATATGAAAGCAAATATGAAAAAAGGAGATAGTTTTAAAAAAGCACATAATAAAGCTATGAAAAAAGTAGGTGTATAATGGCACATTATGATTCAACATCACATAATCCAAGACTCAAAGGTAAACCAAAACCTTTAAGTTCTCAATCACCTCATTTATCTGTTTATAAAGAAGGTGGTAGAGTTGGCGCTAAACATGGTGGCGGCAAAGATCATTGGATTCAAGATGCTACTAAAGGTATGAGAAAAGATAAACCATGCACAGGAAAAAAATTCGGGAGTAAAACATGCCCGCCAGGTTCTAAAAGATATAATTTAGCCAAAACTTTTAGATCCATGAATAAAAAAGGTTAATGGAAGAAATATTAAAATTAAAAAGACAGATTAAAAATACTTTAGGAGCAATAACACTTGCACTAACTTCAGGGGCAGGGGTTGACAATTTTGAAGCTTATAAGTATATGTTAGGACAAATAAACGCTTACGAAGCAATTTTACAGGAAATTTCCAACCTGCTTGAAAAAAAGGAGCAATATGAAAAACACACAGGAAACGTCATCGACATCAACGACAGACATACCAAAAATTAAATCAGCATTAACAGATAAATACAAAGAAGAATCAGCTAAGTTGCCTAAACCAACTGGTTGGAGAATTTTAGTTCTTCCTTTTCAAGGGAAGAAAAAAACTAAAGGAGGAATTCTATATTCCGATGAACAAGTCGATAGACAACAACTCGCTACAGTATGTGGAAACGTACTAGAGATGGGTCCCGATTGTTATAGGGATAAAGAAAGATATCCCGATGGTCCGTGGTGCAAAAAGGGAGACTGGGTAATATTTGCTCGGTATGCAGGATCTCGGTTTAAAATAGAGGGTGGAGAAGTAAGACTGTTAAACGATGATGAAATCATCGCAACAATTAAGAACCCAGAGGATATAATCCATGAGTTCTAATTTCTACATAGGAGGAAACTATGCCTGATCAAGAACAACAATCAGACAAAAAAGAAGAAAAGTTAGTTCCACTTGATACAACAGGACCAGGAGCCGAAGTTGATTTACCAGATGATACGGTAAAAAAAGACGAAACTCCCGCACCTGAAGTTAAAACGGAACCGGAACAAGAACCAGCAATAGTTACTGAAGTACCAGCAGAACCAGTAAAAACGGAACAAGAACCAGCAGAAGAAAAAAAACTAGAAGAGTATAGTGAAGGCGTTAATAAACGTATTGCTAAACTAACTAGAAAAATGAGAGAAGCCGAGCGTAGGGAAAAAGCTGCGCTTGATTATGCACAGGGTGCTAAACGTGAAATCGAGATTATGTCCGATAAGTTTAGAACTACTGAAGAAAAGTATGATAAAGCTTTCTCTGATAAAGTCTCTCAACAACTTAAATCAGCACAAGAAGAATTAGGTCAAGCTATAGAATCAGGCGATGCTGCTAAACAAGTTTTAGCAAATAAGAAAATCGCTGCTTTATCTATAGAAGAAGCTAGATTATCTGCCGCTGAACAGTATAGAGCAGACACTAAACCTAAGACTCCTGAGGAGCAGGATTATCTTAGACATAGGGAAACACCTTCAACCCTTCCAAGAGAACATGCGGCTCGGGGAACACCTGATCCAAAAGCTGAAACTTGGGCAGAAAAGAATAATTGGTTCGGTCAAGATCGAGCTATGACATTCACTGCTTTTGAGATTCATAAAGATCTCGTGGAAAAAGAAGGTTTTGATCCTAAATCTGACGAATATTATAAGGAAATTGACAAGCGAATAAGAGTTGACTTTCCTCATAAATTTGATAAGAGTGATTATAACTCGACCAAAACCGTTCAGACGGTTGCTTCAGCGACTTCATCAGCTGCTAGAAGTATAAAACCTGGTCGCAAAACCGTGAAGCTCACGTCTTCACAGGTAGCAATAGCTAAAAAGCTAAACGTGCCACTCGAAGATTATGCGAAACAATTATCCATGAAGGAGGTATAAGCATATGGAAAAACAAACTAAAACTCCTCGTGCTCAACAAACTAGGTCTGAATCTGAAAGACCAAAAGTTTGGGTGAACTCATCTCACTTAGATGCACCTAAGTGTCCAGACGGCTTTAGACAGCGTTGGATTCGTTATGAAACGATGGGACAAGATGATACTAAAAATATCACGTCCAAGTTAAGGCAGGGTTGGGAACTCGTAAGAGCTGATGCCTATCCTGATCTGAACTATCCCGCAATAGAGTCCGGTCGGTACAAAGGTTACATCGGAGTAGGTGGTCTAGTGTTGGCTAGAATACCAGAAGAACTCGCACGTCAACGTGACGCTCACTTTAGTAAGCTCACGAAAGACAAACAGGAAGCTGTTGAAAACGAGCCTCTGAAGGACCAGCATCCAAGTATGCCAATGAGTAATCAAAGGCGTACTACGTATAGTTTCGGTGGTGGCAAAAAAGAATAATTCTTTTCAAACTTTCCGAATTTAAATTAACCCGTTTACATGTAACAATGTGAACAACTATGGAATAGGTAAACAACTATGGCAAATAGACAAACTGTGGGCTATGGCTTAAAACCTGTAAATACGCTTGGAAATACTCCAGCTACTTCAGGTCAGTCAAAGTACACAATCGAAACCGGTCATGCGGCTGCTATTTACAATGGTGAGCCAGTTAAGCTAATCGTTTCTACGACAGCAGGTACTGGTGGTTTTCTTGACACTGCGGCGGCAGGTACTACAGCTGCTTTTCTAGGGGTTTTTAATGGTTGCTTCTACAATGCAGCAACTACTGAGAAACCAACTTGGAGCAACTACTACCCAGCTGCAACAGCACCAGCAAATAGCGAAAACATAACTGCTTTCGTTAACGACAACCCATTCCAGGAATATCAGATCGCACTTAGCACAGCTATTAGTCCAACGACTATTGCTGGAAAAGCGGTTCTTGCAGGATTAGTGATCCCTACATCTGCTTCCGGTGAAAGTACTGGAGGAAGATCGAACATCAATGCTGATTATGGAAACATTGCAGCATCAGCTAAAAACTGGAGAATCTTACGTTCAGCTGAAGATCCTGATAACTCAGACTTCGCATCAGCATTTGCGAATATTATAGTTATGCAAAACTGTAAATATTCTCAACTTGTTGTTGGAGTCTAATAGGAGCATAACGACATGGCAATATCACGAGCACAGCTAGTTAAAGAACTAGAACCCGGTCTGAATGCACTATTCGGCCTGGAATATAAACGTTATGAAAACGAAGCAAGTCAGATTTTCGACAACGAATCTTCTGACAGAGCTTTTGAAGAAGAAGTAATGTTATCTGGTTTCGGTACTGCAGATGTTAAACCTGAAGGTAGCGGCGTTCAATACGACGATGCACAGGAAACATACACTGCTAGATACACTCACGAAACAGTAGCATTAGCATTCGCGTTGACAGAAGAAGCTATCGAAGATAACCTCTACGACAGAATCTCTTCTAGATACACAAAGGCTTTAGCACGTTCAATGGCGACATCAAAACAAGTTAAAGGTGCAAACGTACTTAATAATGCGTTCCAAGCTTCCGGCTACAATGGCGGAGACGGCGAATCATTATGTGGTAACGCTCACCCTACACTTAATGGTAACCAAACTAACATCCCTACTACTGCAGCAGACTTATCTGAAACATCTTTAGAGCAAGCGTTGATTGACATCGCTTCTTTCCAAGATGAAAGAGGTCTTAAAATTGCAGCTCAAGGAATGAAAATGATCATCCCTAAAGAGCTTCAGTTTACTGCTGAGAGAATTATGAAGTCTCAAGGTAGAGTTGGTACTGCGGATAACGATATCAATGCTGTTAAAAGCATGGGTATGGTTCCTCAGGGATTTGTAGTTAATCACTACTTATCTGATACTGACGCTTGGTTTATCAAAACTGATGTACCAAATGGAATGAAGCACTTCGTTAGAGCACCATTAAAAACAGCTATGGAAGGCGACTTCGATACTGGAAACGTTAGATACAAAGCTAGAGAAAGATACAGCTTCGGCTGGTCTGACTGGAGAGGTATCTACGGAAACCAAGGTGCTTAATAACTAATTAAGTCTTTAAACTAATATTAAGGGGCGGCTTGACCGCCCCTTTTTTTTGTGTTATGGTAAAAAATCAAAAGGTAATAATGAAAACATTTAGAATACAGATAAGAGCTTACGGTTATTATGCCGATTTTAAGGTAGAATCGAACGACACTCCCGAAGACCTTGAAAAAGCTATTATTGACAAACTGGGACAAAATGTTGTAAAGTGGGACAGTGCTGGAGAATTTTTTGGAGGCACTAACTATATTACCTATGAGGAGGTCCAAGACTATGGTAACAGACCTATACAAACAAAAAAGGTCCTTGGAGTTGAACTGGCAACAGGAGTATAATGAAAATGGTAAATATACTCTCAATATGGTCCAGATTGATAAAAAGGTGCAAGAAGTTATTGCAGCAATTAAGGCAGAAGAGTCTAAAATTGCTAATAGGGAAAACGCAATAACTAATGCTGCACCATCAGTATCAATAGCAACTTAAGGCTTTTACAAAATCACACAAAATACCCTGGGATACCTTGCACTCTACTAAAAATTAGAGTATATCTAACTTACTATACAATTATTTTATAGAACGTAGACGAGTATAGTCGACGGCCTAGAGACTACGTTCGGAAAACTAGGAGGATATAATCATGGCAACAACTACATTTTCCGGTCCAATTAAAGCCGGATCAGTTAGAGAAGGAGCAAGCGCAAATTTGGGATTTGTAAAAATGTCTCAAAGTGCAGCTTACACTCAATCCACTTCAGCAGCGAGTACTGGAATTATAATTCCAGCTAACTCACAAATAACAGAAATTACTGTTTATATTACAACTGCTTGTGATGGTGGTTCTCAAAACTTAAGTGTTGGCACAAGTTCTGCTTCAACTGAATTATTTACAGCATTAGCATTAGGAACATCAGCTAATGTTATTAAATTTGGTTCAGCGGGAACTATCACAGATGCAGACGCTTGGGCAGATGTTGGAACAAGTGATGTAACAATTTATGTTGATACATCGGCTGGTTCAGCTGGTAGAGGTTTTATTACTGTAGATTATATACAAAATAATAATCTTGCATAATAACTAAATAAATGTGAGCTCCTTCGGGAGCTCACTTAAATTAATAAGGAACAAAAAGATGAGTACATATCCAGTAAATGTAAAAGCGAATACTACGTCAGTTGCGACGGCAGCTACACATACTATTTTTGATGGTCCCGCTAGATGCTTAGGTATCTATATGGTTAAACCTGAAGATTTAGCATCAGCAACCGTAACGATACAAGATGATTCAACGGCGGTTGCTTTTTTTGATTTACCAGCGACTGATGATGCATCTAATAAAGGGGCGATCACACAATATATTCAATTTCCTGGTACAGGAATTAAATGTAATACAAGTTTGAAAGTGACTTTAAGTAGAGCAACACCAGTTACAGTATTCTACGGCTAGGAGGATAAATGGCAACGTCGGGGACTACGACATTCAATCCTTCGATTGATGACATTATTGAAGAAGCTTATGAAAGAACAAACATAAGAGGCGCACGAACAGGCTATCAATTAAAAAGTGCTAGACGTTCGTTAAATATTTTATTGTCTGAATGGGGCAATAGAGGAATTCATTTGTGGAAAATTAAATTAGCAAGTGTTCCTTTAGTAGAAGGTCAAGCTTTATATAATTGGACTTCTGATACTACCAATTTTCCGACGGACATAAGTGATGTTCTAGAAGCTTATGTTAGAAATAATACTACAGCAACAGCACCCGTAGATACGGCTTTATCTAAAATAGATCGATCAACTTATTCTGCGTTACCTAATAAATTATCAAAAGGTACGCCTTCACAGTATTATGTACAAAGACAAGCGTATGTAAGAAATGCATCAGGAACCATTACTGCTTCACCCAATATTTATTTATATACAACACCAAGCTCTAGTTTTTCTGGAGCCAATTATAAAGTTAATTTTTACTATATGGCACAATTAGAAGATGTGGGTGCTTATACAAATACTTCAGATGTAATTTTTAGATTTTATCCTGCTTTAATTTCTGGACTGGCTTATTATTTAAGCATCAAATATTCTCCAGATAGAACAGCAGATTTAAAAATGATATATGAAGATGAATTGACTCGAGCAGTAGCGGAAGATGGTCAAAGAACATCTACATATCTTACACCACAAACGTTTTATGGAGAT